CAGTTGCAGCCGCTAAGGTGGGTGCAGCTTCTGGCATAGTCGCAATACCAGCTGGTTTAGTTGCACTTTCAAAAGGCAACCTAGTTAGAGGTGCAGCTGTAGGAGCTGTGTCTGATCTTATATCAAAAGAATCAGACGAACAGAACGCTTTAGGTGCACTACGTGACAGATTTGGTTGGATGGATACACCTATATCTACTAAAGATACGGACCATCCAGTTGTAATGAAAATGAAGAATATAGTTGAAGGCATGGGCATAGGTCTAGTCTTTGACGGTTTTGCATACACACTAAAAAAAGGTGGTGACAAAGCCATAAAACAGATAACAAAACGTAATAAAAGTCTAGAGACTCAGACTGTACAGGCTGGTTTAGCACAGCTACGTAAAGGTGAAACAGATTTTAGAGCAGATAAAAATGCACCTATATCTCAACCACATCAAGGAGCACACATATCAGAGGTTGATCCACAAACAGCTAGAGAGCAGTTATCAAAAACACGTACCCAATGGGGTTCTGAAGAAGGATCAGCTGGTAGTGTAACAACACCAATAGAACGAGAAAGAGTAGCCTTAGAAGGCGGTACAGACGAAGATACAGCTGAACGTATACTCAAAACTTTAATGAGTTCAGAAAAATTTGCAAGAGAATTAGATGCTGCAAAAGGATCTAGAAAAGCATTAGTAGCAAAGTTTAAAGAACATATAGACGCTCATCAACAAATAACTCAGGGCAGAAATGCTGCCGATATGTCAGCTAGCGAATATCTAAAAGACTTGATTGAAGCACAACCTGACGTAGTTGATGGTGTAGAAATATGGACATCTAAAAACGTAGTAGTTGCTGATCTTATAGTAGGTACACTTCTTAAACAGGTACGAGATTTAGGTGTAGCTGGTAGAGAAATACAAGATCTTGTAGATATAACTGATATAGATGGACCAGCTAAACAGCTTGTAGACACTATGCTTATGGCATTGTACGAAACAAAGAAAGCTAGATTTGTAAAGTCTGACTCATTTAGAGAACTTGGTATTGGTAAAAAAAGCAAGAAGACAGTAGAGGAAGCCACATCTCAAGCTATGGCAGATACTAAAGACTCTATTATGTCTATACTTAAGATTGCTAAGAATGATAAAGATGACAACTTGCTTAATGCTTTGTTTGAAGCTTTTTCTATGATGGATAATCTTAATACATTAGATGACTTTGATGCGTGGGCAAGAAAAACAATCATGGGTGGTGCATTAACCGAAGGCGGTGTAAATCGTACTGGTATCATGATTCGTGAGTTAGAAGGTGTAATGTCACATAGTATATTATCTGGACCTAAAACTCCAGCTCGTGCTATTATGGGTACATCAACTGCAACTTTCTTACGTCCATTAGCTCAAAGCTTAGGTGCAATATTAAGGCTACCTTTTGATGGTAATGTGGGTGATGTAAGAGCAAGTCTTGCAGCAGTCAATGGTATGATAGAAGCTGTACCTGAGTCATTTACTTTATTTAGAAGTAAACTAAACTCATACTGGAAAGGTGATATTAGATCAATTAAAACACGTTTTACAGAATTTACAGCAGCAGATGATAACTGGGAAATATTACGTCGTTGGGCAGAAGATAGTG